GGAAGTTGCGGGAGCCGACGCCATCCAGCCATGGTCCGTAGACCACGCCCGAATCGTGGATGACGTGCTGGCTGCCCATGTCCTGATTGACGATGTGCCGCCCGTAATATCCGGTCGGCCGCTTGAAGTACTGCGCCTGCAGGATATGCACGCGCCGCTCCGTCTCGTTCGCGATGCGATCCTGGGCCTTGTGCAAGTACGCCCGGGTGACGTACGGCTCGCCTGGTGAGAAGAACGTGCCACGCAGTTCAGCCATGGCGCGCCGTCCTGCGGTCGATCTCGCGGTTCAGGTACCAGACCGCTTTCTCGAGGTCCTCGATCGCGGTGCCCTTCAGGTCGGCGCGCCAGATGTACTTGACGGCGTTGCCGAGATTGAAGCCCATGTGCTCGGTGATCTGGATGCATTCAATTCCGGACGGGTGCGCCGTGTAGTGCGCGGGATGGTTGACCGCATCAGCCATGGCTGGCCACCACTCCCCACCAGACATAGCCGATGATCACCATCAGCGCCAGGATGAACGGGGCAATCGCGATGGCGAACAGGATCAACAACGTCTTGACCACGCTGTCCCCGGTCATGCCGACCCCAGCCGCAGCCGGCCGTGCGCATTGATCAGCTCGTCCACGATCTGCGCCAGGCCGCGGCCAGACGCCTCCCGCGCGTTGTCACCCGAGCCGACCACCCGGCCGTACGCCGCTCTGCTCTGCTCCAAGTTCACCAGCGAGTAGGCCAGCGATGCTTCCTTGGCCAATGCGGGCGGATCGTTCGCGGTGATCGTCGCCGCGTCGGAGTGACTGGCCGCGGTAGTGCCGGTGACGCCGCGGACCACGGTCAGCGTCCGCGCGGCGTGCACGGCGTCGGAGGTGGAATGCGTGGCAAGCTGGGAGCCGAGCTCCGCGCGGCGCACGGTCAGCGTGTCGCCATTGATGCTCTCGATGAACATCCGCTCGCTGCCGATCCGGATCCGCTCGCCCTCGTGCAGCAAGGCGCCGGCATCCACGGAGACAGTGCGCTCCCCGGCCGACGCGGTCAGGTTGCCGGCCAGCGCCACCCCCGTGCTGGAATAGGTCTGGCCGGTCACGTCCAGGCGCTCACTGCCCACGGTGAGCAAGTCGCCTACGCCGATCAGGGATGAGTCGGTGACCGCGACCGTGGTCACGCTCGAGCTGATCGAGCCGTTCAGCGCGCCCGCGACGCGCGTGGTGTTCGATGCGCCCTGCTCCCCGGTCAACGCCATGGCCCGGTCAAGGCTGGAGAAGGCGGCGTTGGACTGGTCGATCAGCTTCAGCGAGGTGTACGGCGGGCCGTCGTCCGGGCGGAGAAAGAAGTCCGTGCCCTCGGTGTAAGTGACGCCGTCCACCACGAACGAGGAAACGGAGATCATTTCCAGAAAGTCGGTGTCCAGCCAGAGGAGCGAGCCGGTGACGTCGCGGATGGTCGGGTACCGGGTGCACGTGGTGGGGTAGAAGCGCCGGTGGGTGGCGCTGTCGACCTGATCGCCTGCCGTCCGGATGGCCGCGTCGATGCGCGTGTTGCTGCGGAAGGTGTCCGCCTGCGCCAGGGCATCCTGAACCTGCTGGCGCGTGCAGTACGCGACGCGTGTCATCCTCGGCTGCTTTCTGCGAGGCAGTGCTATGGGTGGCTGGCGTGAGCGTACTAGATCAAGGCCGGATCGCTGAGGAACCCGCCGCAGATACTTGCTGCTATCTAGGATGGTGATGTATCATCTAGGTATGACAACGACGATCGCCAGGGCGAAGCTCACCGGGTGCGACACCGCAACCCTGATCGAGCAGTACGAGTTGGCGATCAGCAGCTATGCCGGCCGGCTCACCAACTACTCACCGCGGCAGCAGCGGATCAACTTCATCGTTGACCTGCTCTCGGACCGCGCGGACGCGGACGACGCGGCAGCCCTGGCATGGTTCGAGCAAGCTAAGGAGAGGTAATGGCCCGGCAGCCCGGTTACAAGCAAGTCAGCATCACGACTGAGGCGCACCGCGCGTTGCGACAGATGAGCTACTTCATGGCGGCATCCGTGGCAGAAAAGGTGACCCTTTCTCAGGTCATCCTCATTGCACACAAGATGATGTATCGGCACGACATGGAGATCGTCGGAATCGCGGGCGAAATCGGCATCGAGCCGGCCGAGCCAGAATCGTCGCCTAGCTTTACGTGAACGCGTAGTTCCCGTGCAGGTCGAACACCTCGCCACCGAACTTGCAGTGCAGCGTGCCCAGGGTGCGCCCGGCCTCGAGCGGCTCCCCGTGGTACGGGCAGACGGTGATCGGGTTGTCCAGGTAGGCCCGGGTGTCCGTGATGTTCTGCCGGTACACGGCCAGCAGACTGTTCCAGTTCCCGGTGTGCGCCGCCGGCGTCGGGGCGGGCTCGGGCGCGCCGGTGGCCGTGACCACGACGGACAGCGACCCGGCCGCGTTGTGCGTGACCGTGGCCGCGCCTGTCGTGGCCGTGGTGGCCGTGGCCGTGCCCTGTCCGCCCGGGTCGACCGTGGCCGCGCCCGTGACGGCGTCCGTGACCGTGGCCGTGCCGGACACCGCATGATCGACGGACGCGGCGCCGGTGATGGTGTCCGTGACCGCGCGGGTTCCGTCCGCATCGACGTCGTTGGTCAGCGAATAGTCGAACCCGGGCGGCTCGTCGGCGTCTACGGCCGTGCCGGAGATCGACGCCTGATTCCCGCCGCCGCCCGTGTCGTCCGTGACGGACGTGGCCGTGGACGCCTGATTCAGCCGGACCATCCAGCCCGGTGAGGCGGCCAGCAGATCCGCGGCGGACAGCGTGCACGCCGCCTCGACCTGGCCGTCGTTCAGCTCTGACGTCCAGGCCGCGGCCACGGCCACTGAGCCGCGCAGTGTCGAGCCGGCCCCGCCGCTGAACTGGCCACCAAGGATGATCTCGGTAGCGGTGGCGCCCACGTCCCCGACGTTGCTCGCCCCATCGGAGTGGCTCCACGCTCCGGATGTGGTGACGTTCTGCAGATGCCAGCGTGGTTTGACCGAGCCGGTGGCCTTGGTGATGACCAGCCAGAACCATGCGGAGGTGGGGTATGCCGGCCCGCCGCCGAGATCCGTCTCGATGAACGTGTGGCCGCCGGACAGCAACAGGCCCCACTTGACGAAGCTGCCGTTGTCCGCGTCCAGGATCCACTGATCGGCGGCGCCGCTGCTGCTCTTGAGCAGCACGGCCATGGTGATCGGGCCCTGATCCGGCGGACCGTTACCGATCGAGAAGACGATCCGGTCGGCAGCGGTCCCGCCGTTGAACGAGCGGGACACGGCTACGCCGCCAGGGGCGTCTGGCTGATCGAGTGCGAGGTGATGTTGAACGTATCGCCGTTGCTGACCGCCTTGCTCGAGGACAGCGCGAACGAGTACAGGAAGTTGCCGGAGGAGGCCGCGTCCCACACGCTGACGTGCGAGATCGTCTCGCTACCTGCGGCCCAGGGCGTCCAGGACGGCAGCGTGGTGGTGATCGCCTTGCTGCCCGACGCCGCGGCGGACCACGTCAGCACCTTGCGCGTGGTCTCCGCGCTCGCGTTGGAGGTGCCGGCCGAGCCGGGATCTCCGGTGTGCAGCTTGACGTACGTGTTGGCGGGCGCGGAGAACGCGGTCCCGCCCAGCATGTCCAGCCACTTGTTCGCGAGGTTGGCCGTGGACAGTCCGACAGTCACTTGTCCGTGTCCCCGTTCCGGGCGCGTCCGTGCGCCGCCTTCTTGGCCGGGATGACCTCGGCCTCGCCGATGGCGACCAGTTCCAGCCCTTGCTCGCCTACCGGAGCCGGCCCGCCGGCCGGCTCGTCCTGGCCGGCATACAGCTCCACCAGGCGCCGATCGTCATCGTCGGCGGTGCCGTCGGCCACGCGGGCGCGGCGCTCCTCGAGGTCCTTCTTGCTGATCTTCACAACTGCTCCTTGGGTTTCCGCGGGGATGGGGTGGTGGCGCTCCCCAGTGCCGATACCCCATCCCCGCGGAAGATCATGCAGCGACGACCGATGCGCCGAGCGAGATCGGCAGATACCTCAGGTACCAGTCGACCACGCCGTCCGCGCCGGTGGCGGTCACCTGCTCGATGACCCCGGTGTTGACGTACACGCCGACCGGTGCGCCCAGGAAGTCCGAGGACACCTTGCTGATCGGCCACGCCTGGACGGCGCCGATGCCCGTGACCATGCTTCCGGTCGGCGCGCCCGGCACCGTCAGCAGGTTGCCCGCCGGCGTGTCGGTGGTGCCGATGTCGGTGGCCGCGCACAGGTCCGACGACGTGCCGGTGGTGGGGTTGGCTTGCAGCTTGACCGTGTTGGCGACCGTGATCGCCGTGGTGACCACGCCCACGATCGAGGTCACCAGCACCAGGCCGGTCACCGTGAACAGGCTCTTGGTCTCGACCGCGAGCGTGTAGGACTTTTTGACGTACACGCCGAGCGCGCTCTTGGTGTACGCGTCCGCTTCGTTGACGACGGTCATCAGGCGTTCGCCGCCCCGGGCCGAAGCAGGTTGAACAGGCGGTCCGGGCGCCGCGGGTACCGCAGCGAGTGGACGATGTAGATCGCCGCGGCCAACTGCGCGTTGGCGACGGTGGCCGACGCGTCCAGCGAGATGTGCGTGTAGCCCTCGGTCAGCAAGCTGTCCTGGACGGGGATGACGACGATCTGCTGGCTCTCGGCCGACGTGCCGGCACCGCCGGCGTCCGGGATGGTTGCGGCCAGCGTCTGCGAGACGATCGACCACGATTCGTCATTGTCGAGCGCTGTCTCGCTTTTGAGATAGTAGTGGTCGATGCCGGTCAGGTTCCCCGACGTGCCGCCCGTGTAGGCCGTGTGCTGCTTCAGCGTGTACGTGAAATCGTCGGCTGCGGTGCCCGCGGCCTTGATGATCACGATGCTGACACCGCGGCCTGGCATGACGGCAAGCCGCTTGCCGGTCGCTCCGTCGGCGGTATTGAGGTCCACCGGCGCCCAGCAGAGTCCGATGTCGTAGATCCTGCCGAGCCCTTCGGCGGTGATGCTGCCCATGCTCTCCCCTTCCAGGGGTTCGGACCATGATCCCGGGCGTGCCCCGGGGTGGCCTAGAGAGGTGGTTCCACCGTTGCTTCGGAATGGCCGCAACGTTCGGACTCCACCAAAGGTCCAAAGGCCGGTCTCAGGTGTTACCGGGTGGCGAGCTGGATGAACGAGGACAGCGTCGGGCCGTTGTTCTCCGGGGTCAGCGGGGTGAGCTGAGCCGGCTGGCCGTCCACGTGCTCGAGGATGCGGAGCTGGGTCTTGTCCGAGGTGAACGCGGAGTGCTCGGACGTGTCCAGGGTGATGGCCTGCGCGTCCCCGATGACGTACTGCGTCCAGTCGTTGAGCGAGATGTCGCCCTGGGTGCCGAGCACGGCAAGGGCCTTGCGGGTGTAGCGGATCGGCAGGCCGAGAATCGACATGGGCAGCCGGGACGGGCCCTGACCCTCGCCGAACATGACAGCGGATCCACCGGTGCCGACCGGCAGCGCCATGGTGTGGATCTCCGGGATGGCGTCCGGGGTGATGTCCCACTCCGCAGTGGCGTAGGAGTCGGGCAGCAGCCGGGCGTACATGGCCAGGATGTTGTTCCATGTGATCGTCGCGACCGGCTGGTTGGTCTCGCCGTTGACAGCGATCAGGGCCGGATTGCTGGCGTGCATGCCGCCCAGCGGCTTGTCGACACCATTCCCCTTCAGGAACGCCACATCCTCGGCGTGCCGCATGGCGTTGGGCATGTTGGTGCGCGCCCACGTCTCCAGCGCCGGAGCGAACCGGATGAGCTCGTTCGGGATGGAGGCCAGACCGCCCAGCTTGTGCGCCTCGAGCGAGAGCATGCCGAACGTGCCGGCGGTCTCGGCGAACGTCTCGCCGGCGTCCAGCCAGGCGAAGCTGATGCCGCCGTAGACCTCGCCGACCTCGGTGGTGAAGTCGTTGATCGGCCAGCGGAGCTTGCCGGTGGGCAGCGGGACGACGGTGGCCTGGGGTCGGACGACGGCGCCCTCGAGCGCACGGGTCATGATCTCCGAGCGGAACTGCTCCTCGATCAGGAAGCCGCCGTCAGCCGGGGTGTGCGGGCTGTACGCGTTGACCAGCGCTTCATACCGGTCGATGCGGGCGCGCGCTTCCTTGCTTTCCTGGCCGCGCTTCTTGAGGGCGAGGTCCTGGAACATCTGGCCGACCGACGCCCAGACCTTCTCGGTCTTCTCGTAGATGGCGCCGGGCGCGTCCGCGTTGTACGCGGTGCCCGCGGCGAGCGCCTTCTGGTTGACCGGCCGCAGATCGGGCCGGCCGTCGGCGGGGATGCCGTTGCGCTTGAACATCTCCAGCACGCTGGCCGAGACCTGCTCGGTCATCTGCTGCTTGAGGTCGGCCATGACCTTGTTCTGGCCTTCGGTGTACGCCTTGGCGTACGCGTCCAGCTTCTTGCGGAACACCGAGTCCTTGCCGCCGGACATGGCGGCCTGCGCCTTCTCGGGCGTGTCCATCTCGGTGTTGAGGAATTCCTCCCACTCGTTCGGGAGAGTGGGATTCGCCAGCGTCGGCGCGGTCATGCAAACGCTCCCTTCAGAGCATCGAGAAACCCTCCATGATCGAAGGGAGGTTCAGTGCGTGCCACCGGCTGGAACAGGCTCAGCGTGTCCGTGGCCGGCTCGGGTTCGGGTTCGGGCTCGGGTTCGGGCTCGGGTTCGGGCGCCGCGGTCTGGCCGACGATGAGGTCGGCCAGCTTCGCGTCCAGCGCGGCCTGCGCGGAATACCACGTGTCACCATCGGTCATGACCGATCGCCAGTCGTCCACGGTCCCACCGGTCCGGTTGGCGTAGATCTGCGCGATCGAGTCGGACAGCATGTCAAGAAGGTCGGCCATCTCGCGCATGTCGTCCGCGGTCCCCATGGCGAAGCCCATGCCGTCGTGGACCATGACGAAAGCGTTGTCGGCCATCCGGACGCCGCCCGTGTCGGCTGCCGCGTCGTAGGGGGAGGCGGCCAGCATGACGAACGATGCGGCGGACGCGGCGTAGCCGTCCACCCATGCGGTGACCGGCCCGCCGGCGTAGGCGCGGACCGCGTTGTAGATCGCGGCTCCTTCGAAGATGATCCCGCCGGGGCTGTTGATGTGCATGTCAACCGGGCCGGTCATGCTGGCCAGGGCCTGCGCCACGTCGATGGCGCGAGTGCCGTCCCATCCGCCGATCGCATCGTACAGATACAGCGTGTTGCCCTCGGCGCGCATGGGCTGCATGGCTGCGAACGTGGGCGCGCCGTCAGGTCGCAGAGGGAGCATGTTTCGGGCGGAGGCGCCCGCGGTCAGCGCTTGCGCCTTGGCGATCATCGAGGCGAGATCACGTTTCACGTCGTTACTGCTCCCGCCCTTGCGTCCGCGCTTAAGGATCTTACATCTGCACGTGTTGCCGTATTGTGCACCCACGCACTTGCGATAGCCACGACCGTTTGGGTAATCGGCGTACGCGTCGGCCCGGTTGCGGTAGGTCTTACCGTCGTTGTCCCGGCACGGTTCACACACATTGTCGTCTATGTGCGCTTTGACCACCCAGCGTTGCGCCATCTCCGGGGCGGTGCCCTGTCCGTAATCCCCGTTCTGCCGGGGTGCGCCGATGGTCATAGCCTTACTTCGATCTGTTCGCAGCGCACGGCCAGCGCATCACCGTTCACCTCGTGCAGCTGCATCACGTGAGCACGCGCGCCGCTCTCCGTTGCCCAGACGCTGTTCAACCGCCCGGCGACAGTCACCACCCAGACACTCATGACTCCTTCGGCTCCAGCGTGTTCGGATCTGGCTCCTTCACGGGCGCATCTCCACCTCCGGGTGTGAGCGAGGGCGGCGGCGCTTGCTTCGGCGCCATGACCATCTCCGGCAGGCCGGCCACCTCCGCTGCGTCCGCCGGCTCCACGCCGGCAGCGACCAGCGTCTGGAAGATCTGCACGGCGGCCAGATCGTCGGCGCGCTTCTCCGCGCGCTCACGCCGGACCGGGTTGGTGTAGACGAACCGGTAGCCGTCGGTGCCGGGGAACAGCGGGAGAAAGTCGTTGTTGAGCATGCCTTGCCAGCGATCCAGCCGCGGCACGGTCATCCGCTCCGCGAAGTCCGACGACGCCGCGGACGCGGACGCGCGGTTCACGTCCTCGAGCACGCCCACGTCGTACTTGCTGGCGCCGAACGCCAGCAGGATCGTGTCCCGGTTGAGGTTGCTCGTCTCGACCAGCTGCATGTCGGCCACCGACATGGGCTTCGGGTCGACCCAATCGCCTTCCTCGAGAAATGCGGTCCGCCCGGCGTTGGCCACGCCCTTGTGGTTGTAGTTCCAGCGCTCTACCAGTTTGTAAAACTCGCTGTCTTTCATGCGCCGGGACAGCTTGACGATGCCGCCCGGGCGCGCGCCGTTGCGGTAGAAGTTGGCGTTCCATTCAGCGGACAGGGCGTTGCCGGAGATCTGCGCCATGATCGTCTGCACCGGGCCCATGCCGCGGTACGGGTCCATCGGTGAGGGCATGCGCATGCTCAGCACGTCCTTTGGGCGCAACGGCCGTTCCGATCCGTCCGGACCGCGGTACAGGTAGCCGATCAGGAAGTCGGACGGGTCCATGACCACGATCATGCGGTCCGGGCGGGCCGGCCAGAGCTCACCGGGCACGCTGCCGAAGTAGCCGACGACCAGCCAACCCTCGCCGGTCAGGTCGACGTGTTGCTGACCGGACTCGAACAGCTCCTGACGGGTGTAGAAGTTGTTCGGCCGGTTCAGCACCACCAGCGCAGGATGCCGGTCGACCAGCGCGACGTCGACGGCGCCGCATTCCTCCTCGGTGCCCTGGCCGTAGGCGCACACCTGGCCGGGTGCGGGCTTGTGCAGATGCCAGTCCTGCTTCGCCGTGGCCGTGCTGGTCCGGTTGATGATCGTGAACAGGGTGGCGGAAGCGCTCATCGCTTCCATCTGCGCCGCGCTGGAGCCGGCACCGAGCCAGCCGCTACCGCCGTAGTTCGGCATCTGCTGCGCCGTGTACGGGATGGGGGTGCGGTTCAGCAGTGGGCCGAGAAGGGAGCGCATCAGTACGCCCCGATCCAGTCCGTGTTGATCTTTCGCGCATCGTCCTGGCTGAGGCGCTGCGTGATCAGCTCAGCCGCACCCGGATACATGATCAGACCGAGGCACACATCACGCTCGCTGTCCGGCTCGTCGCCTAGCTGGAGATACAGGTTGTGCTTGTTCTTGCGCCCCTGTCGGATCTTCATCGCTCACCGCCGAGCGCCTCGAGGATGAGCAGGGACACGCCGATCCCGATGGCGCCGGCGATCCAGTGCCAGCCGAACAGGCCGGCATCGATCGCCCCGAATCCTGCCGTCTGCATGGCTGCAGTCCGCGCCCGCTTCCAGGACGGCAGCTTGCGACCGGCATACGCCACGGCGGCCAGCACCACAGAGCGTCGCGGACGCTTCGGGCGCGCGGCACGGGCTGCCGTCCATGCCTGCGCGACGGTGGTCATGAATGCTCCTGTCCGGGCGTGGTGGGCTGGGGCGTACGGACCGGGTTGACGGTGATCTTCCAGGTGTCGGTGACCTCGAGGGCGAGCAGGACCTCATCGCCATGGCCGCTGTCAGTGACGGCAGTGTTGATCACGTCAAGCCACTGCTCCGGCGTGAACGGCTCCATCGGCTGCGTCATCACACACGCTCCGGCCAGTGCCACGTGCCGCCGACGCGGCCCTCTCCCTGTTCACCCTCAGGGATGCCCTGGTCAAAAAACAGGCCTGTCGGGTTCAGCACGGCGAGTCCAATCACGTGATCACCGGCATCCGGCGGTACGTCCGTGACGATCGCCGCGCGGCACGCGACCGGGAAGACGCCGTCCGCGCTGCCGCGCGCCACGTAATGCACCACCCGGCCGACACTCGGCTGCGTCATCCCTACCCCCACCTCACGCTGGTCACGCCGTGCAAATCCGTGTCGCAGACAAAGTACCTGGCCGCGTCGCATCCATGGTTATTCTTCTTGACAGGTTGTTCGCGTTTCCTGTCCGCGCTGGGCGGTTCGGGCGCCCAGATGTAGCCGGGGATCTCCTCGACCGTGCATGTCGGCAGCTTTTTCTCGACCAGCGACGGGTCCTTCTCGACCAGCGCGTTGCGGAAGAACTGCATGCGTGGCCGGCCGTCGCCGGCCGGCTTCAGGCGCGACGCCATGAGCTCGATGCCGGAGGTGACCGCCTTCTCCGCGGCGATCGTGCCCATGCCCAAGTGCCGTTCCAGGGTGGCTCGGTCTTCCGCGTCGTGGTCGCAGATGATCGCGGACGGTGGCCGCTGTCCCGCCGCGAGGCTTTCGATCTGTCTGGCGTGGTCTTCGACAAGCCGTCCGGTCATGTAGATCTCACGCACGAGGAGGGCGCGACCATCCTCATCCAGCGCCCAGTCCTGCCAGACGAACGGATTGGTGTAGCCGAAGTCCACGGCCCAGACACGTTCCCAGGAGGCCGGCACGTCGAACGGGTCGATGACGTGGATGGCGGGGTCGAACGTGTCGTAGATGACGCCCTCGGCTGCGGCCCAGATGTTCTTGCGCAGCCGCAGGTAGCGCACGCCGGTCAGTGAGTCCAGGCGCGCGATGTAGTCCACGCCCTCCTGGGTGGGCGTGCCGTCGGTATAGAAATACCGCGGGTTGTCCTCGTGCCGGCTGACCAGGTGCTGCAGCTTGCCGGTGGCCGCGCGCTCGAGCAGCCAGTGGGTGGGGTGCGACGGGTTGCAGTCCCCGATGATCTGCTGGAAGGAGATGGCGCCGTTACGGAGCCGGATGTTGACGGACTCCCAGTCCTCCTCGTCGATCTCGGTGCATTCCTGGATGAACGCGAGATCGTATTCGGTGGACATGACTTTCATCGGGTCGTCCAGGCCACCGATCACGACGGAGCTGCCGTTGCTGTAGCGATACTGTGCCGGCTCCCTGGCCGACCCGCCGTAGAAGTGCACCGAGCCGTCGCGGATAGCTTCCTTGACCACGTCGCGCTCCCAGGTGCGCAGTGCAGAGGTGGCCAGCGAACGTGCGGTCCGGCGCAGGATGAGCGCCTTGGTGCCGGGGGTGAGCAGACAGACGAGGTTGATCTTTTCCAGGACGGCGCGGCTCTTACCGGTGCCGGCCGCGCCGGAGATGAGGATCTCCGAGGCGCGGCTGTTCATCATCTCGAGGGATGCGCCACGGAGCTCGAGCGCGTGTTCCTGGACCTGCATGAATCGAGTATGCCGAACTGGAGACGCCCCCGATCTTGTCCGATCGGGGGCGTCTGCTGTGCCTACTCGGCCACCTTCACTGCGGGAACGAAGGTAGTTGCGTCACGATCGCTGGCGTTGCGCCAGTTGCCCGCAGGAGTTCGGTACTGAAGGTAACGACGACCAGTGAACTGACCGGTGCGCCATTCGGCAATGCGAGTGCCGCCATTGGCCATGGTAATGGTTCCGAGATTACTGACCGGCTCTGTCGTGACCGTGGCGCTGGTCTCGTCCTTGACCAGGCCGGCCCAGAAGGCGTCTGCGGGGGTTGCCTTGATCGTCACGTTGTCGCTCATGAAATGAGTATAGCAAGTCCATAGCAAAGCGCAACCCCCAGGTACGGAGCAGCCCCGGCCAGGTGGGGTCCGGGGCTGCTCAAGGTGACGCGATCAAACGGAGGCAGACCTCAGGCTAACAGGATCCGATGTTGCCGGGCGTGGTCGCCACGCCGGACACGAACTTGTAGCCGGCCCCGCCGTAGTAGAACGTCCGGGTGCTGCCGGTGGCGAACACCATGTCGTAGGCCGATGAGTCAGTCGAGGTGAACTTGGTGAAACTGGTGGTCAGCGTTCCGGGTGACGGGTTGACGATCGAGAGACTGCCGACGTAGGCCGCGCCCGAGCCCGAGCCGGCAGGCGTGTTGCCGTTGCCGTTGTCACCGCACGGCTTGTCGTCGCTCGTGCCGGGATTATTGGCGCCGTTGTAGTGGTACTCACCGAACGCCTGGACGAACTTGTTCGTCGAGTAGCCGCCACTGAACGTGGACTGCTTGAAGCAGCCAACCGACGTGCCGGCGTAGGTGATGAACACGCCGGACGCGTCCGCGCCGCACGCTGTGTTGGACCAGTACACCTGAAGCTGCTTGGCAAGCGGGCCGATGTCAGCGGTCAGGTCGGATCCGAGGTTGACCGCGTATCCCCCGTTGTCCACGAACGCGGTCCCGCCCGTCCAGCAGCCGTAGGCCACCGAGGCGGACCAGGCGCACCCGAACAAATGCGGGTTGAAGTCACCCCAGACATTCGGGTTGACCGCGATGCCTGCTTCAACCGCATTGCCGGCGACCCCGGAGGTGGTCTCGGAGATGACCAGATCGATCAGGGAATGGTCGTAGACGCCGCCGCTGGTGACGTTGGGCACGAACGGCTTGGTGACGAGCACGTTGGCGGACAGGCCTCGCACGTAGTCCGTGCCGGTGAAGGTCTGGCTGCCGCCGGCGTAGTAGAAACCGGCTCCGTTGAATGGGGTGGCCTGCGCCGGGGATCCGAGCGCGAGCAGGGAGATCAGAACGACCAGGGTCAGTCCGATCCGTCCGAGTGCATTTTTCATGGACACAGTATATCTGTTTGATCTATCCGCCGAAACCACCGTGCGCGGCAACCACGATCCCGACCAGCAACAGTACGCCGGCCAGCCAACACACCCCACGCCCTGCGCGCGCATAGGCGCCGTAGCGTTCGGCGCGACGCCGCCCGTACTCGTCCGCCGCGGCGTACCAGGCGCGCCGCTGGAAGCTCACAACATCACCAGCGTGAGCACGCCGGCCAGGAAGAAACACGTCACCGCGACAGCGCCCAGCACCTTGATCGCCACATCGATCCCCTCGAGGATCGTCTCCCAGGGGTTCATCGCGACACCATCGACAGTGCTATCAGCATCACGCCGGCGAAGATGCCGACAGACGCCAGGATCAGCACTCCAGCTATCTTCATCGAAATATCCCTCCCCGGAAGTACCAGGCGAGCCATGCCGCGCACCCGGCAATCCCGAGCATGATGCCGCAGCCAATGGCAAGAAGAGTCCTCACTTCAGCGCCTCCGGATCCACCCCATTGATCGTGTAGTCGGTGCGGATCCCGATCCCGCCGTCCAGCGTCACCCGGTTCGGCAGGTGGCCCAGCTCCTCGGCCATGTTCCGCAGGATCTTCTGGGCCACGCCGGCGTCTATCTCCATGATCGGATGGCGCTCGCCGTGCTCGTCCGGGATCCCGTAGACGATCTCACCCTTACCGTTCGTCTTCGGCGTGGCCGACAGCGCCTTCTTCAGGATGTCCTGGTACGTGGCCAGCCTGTTCGCCTTCTCGGCCAGCGCGATGCCGGCAAACTCGTTCTCGGTGTCGGCCAGCACGGCGGCCACCTCGGTGGCGTGCTTCGCCTTGAACTGGCTGATAGCACCCTGGGTGACGCCGTACTTCTCGGCCAGCACCTCCTGCGTCTTGCCCGACAGCGCTAGATCGACGATGAGTTGACGCCGCGTCCAGGGGATTTCAAGAGGTCCATGAACCATTAGAAGCCTCAGTAGTATTCGGGACGCGTCCGCCCTGGTCAGATAGGTTATCCACAGAGTTATCCACAGGCGAGATGCCCCGGTCTGACACGGAATTGATGACCAGCCGCCGGCCGCACTGCGGGCACTCGTCCAGTCCGATCACGTCATGATCACAGCGCTCGCAGCGCCATATCATCGCGACTGCAGGCGCGATTGCCCGCGGCACACCGACCCCAGCGATGACGTACCCGTTCCGCAGAAGATGTTGGATCACGCGTTGTCCGAGCATGGTCGGACCTACTAGCGAGGATGAGCCGGACTCCTCGAGCGCCTCGGAGAGAGCGCCGATCACGCCAAGATCGGGATAGGTCATACCAGCGCCTCCTGCGCAGGAAGAATTTCGATCATCCCCATGCATGATCGAGAACTGTCCAAGTGTTCATGGTCAGGATGTCCGCATCGACATACCGTGTTGCCGTCTTCCTCATACCAGAGAACGAACTTCAGGCAAGCGCAGAGATCTTCAGTCGGAGCATCGCTCATACCAGCGCCTCCCTGAACTGTGCCAACGTCGCATGCCGGGTGAAGAACTGACTTGTGCTCCACGTCCAGAGCGAGTCCCACGATCCGCCCATCCGGACCGCGACCGCGCGCTGATCACCCCGGCTGAGCCGGAGCGCCTCGCTGAACTTCTCGATAGCGCCGGGCCGGCCGTGCGTGGCGTGCGGGACGTAGCCGCACGCGTAGGTGATGTCACCGGCCCAGTTGTTCCGGATGGCATGCATGATCAGATCGCTGGCCGGTTTGGACGCTACGCGCGGCGATGCCGTGTCGCTGGTCAGGGACGGAGCCGGGTACGGCTCAAGCTCCGGTTCCGCGGGCCGGCTGAAGTCGACTGGGCCGGGCGGTCCGTCGCCTTCCCAGAACGCGGGCCGGTGCAAGTACTTGATCTCCCGCTTTGCCTGCTTGCCCTCGGTACGCTCCGCGGACGGCATCGGGCGCCACGGCTTCGCGCCGATCCGCCACGCCTGGGTGTGCCAGTCCTCGGCATCGCTCAGGCCGAGAAACTCGATCCGCTTGCCGGGGAACTTGCCGGCCAGGAAACGCTCCGACTCGGCCCGGTCCTTGTCCTGCGCCGCGGTGATGATCACGCCGCCGCGGTCCGGGACCTGCTGGTGGGTGCAGCCGGGCTCGCAGACGGGGTGCACGCGCTCGATCATCGCAGCGCCCTCCACACGCCATGCGCCAGGTCGATGACCAGCGGGCCGGCCAGCAGACCAGCCAGGAAGGCCACGACGGCACCGATGAGCCACCACATCACATCACCGCTCCTATCAGCGCCTGATCGGGGAGCTCACCGTTGATCGCGATCAGGCGCAGCAACTGCTGGGCCGGCGGCCTGCGCAGATAGGAGGCAGCCTGGTCGAGCTGATATGCGGTGTACCGCGCGATGAGCCGGTTGCAGGTGTTGGCCGAGAGACTGCCGGAGCAGAGCAGGCCACGGACGGCTTCGATCCGGTCACCGATGACGTGGTTGTGATCGACGGCCAGCCGCCGCGTCCCGCCGCCTTTCGGGTCGTCCGGGTGAATGCCCTTGGCCTTCTGGCAGATGTAGCACCGTCCGCACTGGGCCAGGTACATCTGCCGGTAGAACTGCGGGGTGACCCCGTACTTGACCAGGACAGTCCGGTAGAAGGCGCGCCAGTCCTTGACGACGGGAGTGAGCATGCCGGCCGGCGGCACCCAGGCCTTCAGGTCCTCAGTCATGGCTCGTGGCCTGATCAGTGCTCGCGATCCGGTAGTGCACCCGGTGCCGGTTGGCAGTGAATGTCCTGGCCTTCTGGACGTACGTGGTGGGGATGGGCAGCATCTTCTGCTCGAGGGCGCCGGAGGCGCGCATACGGCTGAGCATCTCGATGATCGAGACGACTTTCAGGTCGAACTCGGTTGCGGCCTGTTCGGCGAGCTCGCGGGCATAGCGCCACTCCGTGCGGTCGAGGCGGTCCCAGATGTATTGCCACGCGAGCGCGGACTTGCCACCTTTCGCACCTATCTCGAACGTTCCGCCGCTGTTGCTCCCGACACTGCGGGTCGGCGCGATCCCGTTCGGGTGTGTGATGGCATTCATGGGACCAGTATTGCTTGCCGGTCGGCCTCGAGGCAAGCGGGACAGTCGACCAGCCCGGGATCGTCAGACAGTCTCAGACGCCTTGTGCGCCGCTCTCCCGCCACCGGGCACACCGGACCACCCCCCGGGGCCTGCTGATGGACAGGGGCGGCGCTCAGCCATACGCGCCACACGTCCGGGGAGATCTCCTGACTGACCCGGTCGACCAGGCCGAGCCGCAGGCACTCGTTCACGATCCGGGTCAGGTGCGGCATGCGCCTGCGCATCAGTCCGCCGCGGTCTACCCAGACCGCATCGCGCTGCACGACGATCGCGCCGCGCTCGATCCCGTGAATCAACCGCGCCACGTCCAGGTCCGTTATGCGGTTACACAGCCGCATCTGCTCCGGCAGCCGGCTCTCGTCGGCCACGTGCGCGACGGACCGCAGGATCAGGGTCTGCTCACGCTCCGGAAGGTTGGCCACTTCGATGGCTAGATCAGTCATGGATTTAGTATAGCAGACTCATAACCGCCGTGTGCAGGCCGGCGTGCAGTCGGTTGCACACGGCCTTTTCGCAGGTCACGGCCAGGATTGGGGCGCACTCTGTGCGGGTGTGCAAGCGAAGTTCTAACTCACCTAGAAAACGCACAGAGCGGCAGGAGCAGAGCACTTCTCTACTATCTATTATGTTTTACCTTGCACACCTTACACAAATAAAGATCATATAGAAGGTGACCAGGTCAAATAGGGTTGTGCGGGGTGTCCGATTTATATCGGTTCCACCCCGCACAACGGTTGCACGGCGGCTGCACAGTCACAGCGCAGAGCAGCCGATACCCTTCAAAATGGTCACGAACTTCCCATTTTCTCGCGTACGCCGCGAAGTAAGACCATCCAGCTTCGACCGGAGATCTCGGGAAAAGATCTCCTTAGTGGTCGAATCCCGGTCACGACCTTCCGACTCGCACCAATTCCGGAACTTCAGGTACAAATGATCCAACACGATCTCACTGTCCGTGTCGATCACGCACCAGTCCTCGAGGAAGGCACCCACCGGGTCGGCCAACCGCCGCGTGGCCTCCTGCTCCCCCACGCCGGACTCCGGCTGAGTGAACCGCCCACGCCCGTTGAGCCGCTCGAGCCCGTCCAACGCCCAGTTGAAGATGCCCGGCAGCTCCCCGATCAACTTCTCGGTCAGGCCGGCATCCTCCCGGCCAAAAAACGACTGACGGAACGAGACGTAGATCATCCGGTCGACCAGGGCGCCGGATCGGTCGGAGAAAGTCGGAGTGTCGTTGGACATGAGCATGAACCGCACGCCCAGCTTCCCCTTCCATGCCTTGCGGTTCTTGCGGCTGACCGTGGCCGCATCCTCGCCGGAGATCTCCAGCAGGATCTGCACGGCATCGCCGATGTTCCGCGATTTCCAGCGCACGTCCGACGCCACGGCCAGCGCGGCGCCGATGAACGGCTCGAGCCCGAACGTGCCGGACAGCGCGGACAGGTTCATGCCGGCCACGTTGTCCCTGCCGGCCAGTGCGCCCAGCACTCGTGCCACCGTGCCCTTGCCGGACCGCTTCTTGCCGATCAGCGCGGCGATCTTGTGCTGGTCGGTCCGGCCGGACAGCACGTAGCCGAACCACTCGCCCAGAAACTCCTGGGACTGCTTGTCGCCCGGCAGCACGTCGTCCAGGAACTCCTGCCACTTCGGCGCGGTGGCGCACGGGTCGTAGTCGAACGGCAACGAGAACAGGTTGAACCGGGCCGGCGAGTGCGGCACCACCTCCCGCGTGATCAGGTCCACCACGCCGTTGGCCGCGGCGATCACCCGATCCTCGTCGCCGTGCCGTTGCAGCAGGCCGACTCCCAGCGCGTGCGCAAGGTCCCCGATCTTCTTGCGGGTCGGCGCCCAGGGCGTGCTGACCGGCTCCTCGCCGTCCTTCTTGGCCGGCGTGAAGTACGTGGCGTCCGCGGTCTGCTCGTACAACCACTGATCAATGACCGCCTGCTCGGCAACGTCCCAGTGCGCGCCGGACCAGCGGTAGAAGTCCTCACGCCACCATGCCCAGTGCGGCACACCGTCGCTGGCCGGCATGCCGCCGATCAGCTCGCGAGCCACCTTTACCGGCTGGCCGGGCGGGGGCAGTACGCTCGGGACGGCGCCGTCTTCATTGCCGGCCGCGGTGGGCGGCGCCACCACCTGCACCCCCACCCAGCTCTTGCCGGCCTCGGTGGCCGAGTAGGCGCTATTGATGGTGGCGATGTCGTCCCGATCCGGCGCGCTCCAGCCCTGCCGTTTGCCGAGCCAGCGGATCATCAGCTCCGCGCACTTGTCCCGATCGACCAGCCAGGGGAAGTGCGCGCAGGTCATGGCGAATTCGTTGATCACCCCGTTGAGACCGGTGTCGGCGCTCTTCAGCTTGATGCCCGCGTCGTTGATCCACTTACGCGCCTGGTCCCGGGTGAACTCCCTGGCCGCGTCTTCGAAAAGATCTTGTCCGGAGGGCGTGGGTTTTCCGGCCGGGGCGGACCTATAAGCCATGCGAGTTGTCACCACGTCCGGCACGAGGTGCCCGGGCGCGGACCAGTCCGGCTCCTTGATCCAGCGCCACGAGCCGGAGCCGTCGTGCGAGGGTGGCGCGAACACGAACCCGCCCAGGCCGCGGACGTCCACGTTCCGGGCGACCTTGCCGGACTGGTCGTTGCCGATCGGGTGGTCCGGGTGCGCCCGGTAGAAGTAGTGCCGGCCGCCGGACGGGGTGGCCGCGGCACCGAGAGCGTCACCAAGGGCGTCACCGATGAGCTCCAGCCAGTTGGCGACCCCCTCCTGGCCATCGCAGTCGACCACCACAAGATTGCTCTTGCCGCAGTCGATGAGCAGTTGCGCGTCCGGGTGCTCCTGCTCCCACGCGCCGATGTCGGCCAGGGAGCGCGACGACGTGTTGCGCCACAATCCGACCGGGCGCACATCCTTCTTGCCGTCCGGTTTCCTGGTGACGTAGACGGGATTGACGTAGATGCCAGCTTTTGCATAGCTACGTGCGGCGGACCACAATATGTTGGTATCCTCTGGCACAGACACTCCTGTATGTAGTTGAAAGCGCAAGGAAAGCCCTGGGTTGCCGTCCAGGGCTTTCACCTTTTATGGGCTTGTCAGGGTACGCGCGCGGCGCTCAGGAGCAGGTCACCCGATCGGCCGTGTCATCCACTCTTCAATCTCGCGAGCGTCACGCTGTCCTTGGCGCGCGTGACCGCCGTGTACAGCCAGCGCCGGGCCTGCTCGTGCGCGAACGTGGACCCCTCGCGGCGCGCCTCCTGGGCGATCATCGGGCGCGTCTCGTCCACGACGTACACGCTGTCCCACTCCGAGCCCTGCGCCTTGTGCACCGTGACCACGTCGGCGAACGTGAACGCGCCGACGCCGCCGCGGAACAGCCGGTGGCCTTTCAGCTTCGGCTCCCCCTCCTGGCTGAATCCGTCCGGGTGCGCCTGGATCCAGCGCTCATTCGCTGTCCCGCACTCGCGTAGCAGCAGCGCCTCGCCCTTGACTTCCAGCACGTCGAACTGCTGGCCGTTGAGGATGCCGAGATCCTTTTTGTTGTTGACCAGGCACATCACCCGATCACCCACCACCGGCCGACCGACGGGCCAGCCCACCTTGCTCCGGATCGCCTCGGTGAGCTTCCAGCGGGTCGCGTTGCGCCAGCACAGTACCTGTTCGTGCTGCATGGCCGCGCTGATCGAGACGATCGGCATGTCGTCCGGGCGCCGGTATGCCCCGGTCCGGATGTCGGTGGCCAGTCGCAGCACGGGCGATTCGAGTGCCTGTCGGTGGATGGTCTCCAGCAGCACGTCGGGGACGGCGTCGGTGTAGTGCCCGGTGCCGAACACGGGCGGCAGCTGGAACGGATCGCCCAGCACGAGCACGGGCACACCAAAGCTCTCGATGTCCGCGGCCATCTCCTTGTTCACCATCGACACCTCGTCCAGGACGATGAGGTCGGCGTACGCCCATTCGGAGTCCGGGTTGAGCGTGAACGCCGGCTGGCGAAGGATCTCCTCGAGGTTCTCCGCCTCCTGCTCCAGTTGTTCGATTCGCTTACGCGCACCTGGCTCGGTGTCGAGGACATCGGACATCTTGATATCGGCGATCTCACCCAGGACGGCGGACAGTTCAAGGCGCACCTCCGCGCTGCCGGTGGGCCGGTAGATGGCGGAGTGGATGGTGGTGGCCGGCACGCCGCGGCGGGCAAGCACGCTGGCCGCCTTGCCCGTGTAGGCGCCGAACACGATGTTGCGCACGCCCAGCTTCTCGGCCAGGTGGCGCGCCAGCATCGTCTTACCTGTTCCGGCCGGGCCGAACAGATGGAAGGGGTCTTGCCGGGCGCTGCCGTGCAAGTACCAGCCCTGGATCGCCTCGAGCGCGCGCTCCTGCTCTTCCGTGAGAGTGATCATGCGACGTTCATCCTTCCGCGGCCCGCCGCGTTGATCACGGCCGTGTGCTTGGCCTCGCGTAGCGAGCCCGTGAACGACAGTTCCAGCTCCACACCGTCCCGATAGACCGTGTAGGTGCGTCGCGCCCTGCCGTACGGCCGTCCGATGATCTCGTAGGAACCGCTGCTGTAGATCAGGTCAGGACCGACCCGTACGCGCTTCCACGGGCCGGGTCTCTCGGTGGGGACCGAGGTGAACAGATAACCGTCGACGGTCGTCCAGTGCTTTTCGTTGTCGTACGGAGGCGGTGGGGTTCTCACGCGTTGGCCGCCTTCCACGTCCGGCAACCTTCCGCCGGAACGCTTTCTCGACACTCGGCGCAGCGCTGCCCGAATTTGGCCGATACGGACTGAGGGTCACTGGTGACGTTGCCCCATCGGTCGTACAGCACGGGCCGATGGAGTTCGATCGCTGCCTTCATGCTCTCTTCATTCATGAACTCAGTATAGCAGACTCATCCCGCGGGCGCACGGGCTTGCTTGCCAGTCATGGCCTTGCTATACTTCTCTCATGCTGAACGTCAAGAGCAGGGCCCGCAAGCAGAACCTCGGACTGACCGTCGCCCAGGCCACCGCGCAGGCGCGCCGGATCGCCGACCGGGTCATGCCGAACGCCGGCGTCACGGTCGAGAGCCGGCTCTCGCACGATCTGGCCACCGACACGGCGATCGTGATCACCGAGATCACCTTCCCCGCGAACACCGACCTTGCGGGCAAGGTCGGTCTCGGGGTTGCGCTGCACACGCTGACCGGCGTGGCCGGCCAGACGAGCGCCGACTCTCGGATCACCATCACCCGTAAGCGCTAAGGAGATATCCCATGCAGATCGACATCGAAGCCGTCCGGACTGCACTGCTGTCCTCCGACCTGACCATCTGTTCCGGAGTCGGCACGGCCCGCAAACCGGGCACGGGCGAGGCATGCACGATCGCCGAGATCAACCTTGTACTGACCGGTCAGTTAGACGACGGCCCGCACCCTTGCATCTCCGAGGTGATCCGTCGCTGGGTCATCCGGATTCAGGACGCCATCCCCGACGAGATGCGCAACAGCACGGCCTGGCGAGAGGCAGCTGTCGGCATCGCCGGATCGGCAGCCTCGGAGGATGTCGAGAAGGCGCGTGCCGACATCGTTCTCAACTGGATGTGGGAAGCGCTCGCCGATGATTCGGTACGCGTGGCGATTCCGGAAAATGTCATGCCGGCATGGGAAAGGATGCTGAATGAGCGGACCGACGCCGCCGACGCCGCCGCTGCCGCCGACGCCGCCGCTGCCGCCTCCGCCTACGCCTACGCCGCCGCCTCCGCCGCCGCCGACGCCTACGCCGCCGCCTCCGCCGCCGCCTACGCCGCCGCCTCCGCCGCCGCCTACGCCGCCGCCTACGCCTACGCCGCCGCCTCCGCCGCCGCCTACGCCGACGACGCCGACGACGCCGATTATTGGCAACGTCGCGACCCGGCGGTCCTTCTTGCGCGCCTGATCGAGGTAGGTCGATGAACAACTACCAGCGCGCCGTCATCGGAGCGGCGCGCTCATGGTGCAGAAACGCGCCGGAGCACATGCTCCATCCGATCGACATCGTGCTTCGGGATGCCGTCAAGGCGCTGGAAGCGCACGAGAAGGCGCAGTCCGAGGCCGGCATCATTGAAGTGGGCTGGCACGAGGTGGCCGCCGGCGACGAACTCCGCGGCAAGTCCGGCACTCTCTACCCGGTGGTCGGTGTCCAGGCCATCACGGGCAGCAAGTGGCAGATCCGGATCAAGATGCCCAACGGCGAGCACTCCATCACTCGGCCGACCGAGAAGGAGCCGCGCGCCGCGGTGCGCCGCGGGCCGGACGGCGCGGCGGTGGACATGTTCGTGAACGTCTTCACAAGCGGAGGTGAGATGTGAAGCTCGGAATCCAGCGCGATGGCGTGCGGCACTTCGGGTACATCTGGCCAAATACTCAGGGGCACTTCGGTCGGGACTGGCATCACCACGAACTGACTCAAGGCAAACCGGGCGCTCGGATGTGCGGCATCTGCGGCCGGTGGGTCGTTCGCGGCATGGGCCGGTGGTGGGAGTGACCTTCCGGCTGTACGACTTCCAGGAACAGGCCCTCGAGGCGGAGGCCCGGCACCGCGCCGAACACCCCGACGAGACGCGGCTGGCGATCGTGCTGCCCACCGGCACCGGTAAGAGCATGGTGCTCGCCGAACGGGCGCGACGATTCGTCGAGTCCTTCGACGGCGCAGGCAACCGCGTACTGATCATCGCGCACACTGACGAACTGGTGGACCAGCTCGAGACGACCGTGAGGTATGTGGCCGGCCAATCCGAGTTCCCGATCACCGTCGGCGTGGTCAAGGCGGACCGCAACGAGACGGATGCGGACATTGTCATCGGGTGCCGGCAGACGCTGGAGATCCCCGGGCGCCGGGCCCGGATCAGCAACGTCGGGTTGGTCGTCGTCGACGAGTGCCATATCGGTCACACCGCATACATGCCGATCATGCAACATTTCGGGTGCATGGGTGGCCTGAACTGGACATGTGCCCGATGCGGGACCGATCTGATCGGGAACCCGGTCATGTGCCCATCGTGCATGCACACGGTCTACCACCCCCGATACAGAGAATCCATTCCCGCACTTGGCTTCACCGCCACCCTGGAGCGCTCCGACGGAGCCGGCCTGGGCGCCGTCTGGCAGGACGTGGCGTTCACGCGGGACATCTCGTGGGCGGTCCGCAAGGGCTATCTCGTGCAGCCGATCGGCTACCGGCTGGAGATCGATCTCTCCGACGGCAAGGCGAGATTCGAGAACACCGACCGGGCACTGGACACCCAGCTCTGCGAAGGGCTCGCGCCGGAGCGCGTGGTCGAGAAGTGGCAGGAGATCAAGAAGGAGCGCGGCGCCGAATTCATGCCGACCATCCTGTTCGCTCCGCTGGTGCGCTCCGCACGGCTGTTCGCGGACACGTTCGCCGCCGAGGCGCTCACCATCACCGTGGGCGTGGTGCACGGTGACATGCCGAAGGCGGAACGCCGGCAGGTGATCGCGGACTTCAAGGCCGGCCGGATCGAGGTGCTCTGTAACGCCATGGTGCTGACCGCGGGATTCGACCACCCCGACATCGAGTGCGTGGTGATCGCACGGCCCACCAAGAGCCGCACGCTCGCCGTGCAGATGGCAGGCCGCGGCCTGCGCCGCAAGCCCGGCGTGCCGGTTGAAGAGCAGTCCTGCGCGCTGGTCTTCCTGGCCGACGCCACCACCGATCTGTGCTCGATCGCGGACCTGTCGGATCGGCCGATCGACCGCAAGGCGCAGGGCCCGCTGACCGAGATGGAGGACGCGTGGGACATCGGCGCGGACCTCGAGGAGGCGGCGCGGCACTGGACGGGCAAGGTGGACGCCACCAAGTTCGACCCGATCGTTGCCACGCGCAGCAAGGTCTGGACGCGCACCAAGGCCGGCCATTGGTTCCTGCCGCTCAGCAAGGACCGGGAATACGTGTTCCTGCTGGGAGATCCGGACGGGAACACGGACATCTACGTATTGACACGGGACGGCAGTCATGCCGCAGGCCGGCGAGTCGGCCAGGTGGCAGACAGCGAACTGGCGTTTTCACTCGCGGAGGATGAGGCGGCAGAGCGCGGCGGGGATGTCGGCGCGCTGCTGGCCGATCGCACCCGGGCATGGCGTAAGCAGAAGCCCGGCCAGAAGATGCTGGACTACGCGGAGCGCCTCGGTCTGGCCGGCGAGGTGCAGCGGATCATGTCGGCAACCGCAGGGGGCAAGGCGGGGAAGGTGTCAGACCTGATCCGCAGGGTCGAGGCGTCGCGGACCATCGACAAGATGGTGGAGAAGATCAAGGGGAAGGTGGAGGCATGAGGCGGTGTTGGACGTGCAACACCGAACATGATCTTGACGCGGCGTGCCCGTCGTCCATGACCGTGCGGTCGGTGCGGTCCGCGGGGAGTCCCGGCAACACGATCGCGGACCACACCTCTCCGGACCTATTCGACGATGCCGAGGACACCGCGCAGTTCGGGCCGGTATTCACGTCCCGATTCGACGGCGAGTGCGACGCCTGCGACGGCGCCATCTACGCCGGCCAGCCGATCCGCGCCTGGTCCGGTGTCGGCTACATCCATGCAGAACGTGAATGCGAGAGGCTGGCAAGTCAGTGACCGACGATCTTTTCGATGATGCCGAGGACTACCCGTACGGGCTGGATCAGTCGATCCACCGGTATCGGTTCCCGTCCCCGCCCGGCGAGCCGGCACCGTACCGCGGTAGCTGGCGCCGGACGACCAACTTGGTCAAGGCGTTCAGCGATCAGTACCGACTGCAGCAATGGCTTGAGCGGATGACGCTGTTGGGCTTGCTGGCCAATGAGGGTCTGATCTTCGATGAGATGGCTGCTTCCGGGCTGGAGTATCTCCCGTCCGACGTACAAGGGAAGGTGCTGCACGAGAAGGCGGAGATGGCCCGATCAGCGGTTGGCGCGGACAAAGGCTCCCGCAAGGGCACGGCCCGGCATGACGTGCTCGAGCACTACATCTTTGCGGGCGAGGTGATCGGCCACCGGCGCATGCGCCTACAGATGCACGAGCTGATCGACCTCATGGACCAGCGGGACTTCGAATTCATTCCCGGCACGGCGGAGGACTACATCTGGCATCCCGCGGCCGGTGGCGTGGTGGGCCGGCGTGACGTGCGCTTCCTGTGCCGGCGCACCGGGGCCATCGGCACGGCCGACCTGAAGACGCAGCAAAAGTTCTGGACGTACCAGGAACATGCCGGCCAGCAGTACATCTATGACACAGCGCCATGGGTGTGGGACGGCCCGCTGAATGACAACGGCATGTGGGTGCCGCAGGCTCGCGGTACGTACGTGGGCCGGGACGGCGGTGTCTGCCCGGGCAAGCCCGCGGCGCTGCTAATCCACATGCCGTCTGCCGGCGGGCCGGTGGAGCTGCACGAGCTCGATCTGGAGTACGGCGCCCGGGTCGTCGAGGAGGCGGAGCGGATCACGACGCTGCGTACCGAGGGGACGCGGGTCGGCGGAATCTGCCCGGACTGAGGGGTTGACACCTCCCATGGGCGTGCTATAGTTGACTCATAGCACGAGGTAACCGGAAGCCAAAGGCCACGGCTTCCCGATCCCGATATACAAGTGAAAGGCCTCAGGCCAGCCGGGAGCGTTACCCGGCGGGATCACGAGACATAGGGTTTCCGGTGAACAACGTCTTTAAAGGTGGAAACCGGGACAACTGAATCGAGGACCCATGTCGGGGCTCCCCGCGGAGAAGGCGATCAAGTCGCGCCCGGGGCTCGATCCTGAGGAGTCCTCACCTTCCCCGCAAGGCCGGAACTGTCCGGGCGAGCGCACGCTTGGGATTGCCAGGTTCGAATCCTGGGCGGGGAGCAATAGCAACCGCCGGCAGTGCACGGCCGTGATGTTCAGGTAGACCCGGATCGAGCGGTTGCGATCCGAACCCCGGCCCGCGGAGCCTCTCCGGGAACGCGGCGGACAGCAAGCGGAGAGGGGCGCGCTGGGCCGGTAGGTATCGGAGCAGGTTGGTTGACCTGCGAAAGCGGGTTCAATACCCGTCAGTGCACGAAATACGGCGCAGAAGCCTAACCAGCCCAAAGCGTCGGGCAACAGACCGGCTCACCAGGTGGTGCCTGAGCAAACTAGCTCTTTGGTCGGAGCGAAGTGCGAGGGGCATGTACGGGGATCGTTACCCCGTCCGGTCGCGAGGGGCGGAGGTCTCCAGTGCTTGTGGCCTGTACTCCACGAGCGGCGCAGTAATCCGCCCCTCACCCCAACCGCACCGAACAGAAGAGAGCAGAACGTGACCGAATCGACCGAAACCGTCGTTATCGAGGATGCGCAGTCAGAGTTCGTCCGGATCGAGGACATCGACAAGCGAGACGTCGTGGTCTTCCCGATCAAGATCACCAAAGAAAAGGGTGATGGTGACGAGTTCCAGGCACTCTGGGCCGACGTGATCATTCTGTCCGGCAAGGACACTGAGAAGATCGAGTCCGTTCCCATGGTCGTCCGCAAGATGATGCTGACCAGCTCCCCGCTGGTCCGCAACGGAGAGCGGATGATCGAAAAGGCCAACCGGGCGAATGCCGCGCACGCCGGCCCGTTCTCTGGCCGGATCAACTCCCGGCCCGGCAAGTTCGGCAAGAAGGCGTTCGGTGTCGAAGCGTGGGATGCGGACGCTCCGATCCGTGCGCTGGCCAACGCCGAGGCCGGCAAGTACATCCACGAACGTAACAACGTCGTGGCGGACGCCGACAACGACTTCGACGAGTAACGTCAACATCCCCCCAGGGATACGACCCGGACATCTGCCCCCGTTGATGTCCGGGTCGTTCTGCATCTACAGGATGTGCGCATGATCGGATTCAGCCCGTGCGGGGCGTGCGGTGAATACGTGCCCTCCGCCTTCGGGTGCGGGCACTGGACGCCGGGCCTGAAGCTCGAGGGCCCGCGAACCGCGAGGAAGAGCCGTGAGGCGATAGCCGAGAAGTCCCGAAAGTACCGGGCGAAAAAGAAGGCCGAAGCCGAAGAGGTCCGGGCGCGACGACACAGGGAGGAACTGTGATGGCAACGAATGAGATCAAGGTGGCGGTGGACCTGGACGAAGTGGCGAAGGCCTGCGCCATGATCCGAGAGGCCGGCCGGCAACTGGCCGAGTCGCTGAAGTGCGTGGAGTCGGCCAACACTGAGCCATGGGTGATCTACAGCCCGCTGGGCAGGCATCATCTGGTCACGTACGTCGATGATCGGAATCAGATCCGGCACTGCACGGAAGATCTTTCCGTGCCGGAGTCGTGGCGCAAGCTCTATGTGGAGAAGCGAGCATGAAGAACAGGATGCAAACCCGCTGGGAGGAAGCTCAGCGGGACTGGCCAAACGGCGTGCTGCTGGAAGCGCCCGAGTCCTGGGGTGGCGAGGAGTCCGCCGAGTCGATCGCGCTGGAGTACGTGGCTGCGCTCGAGGCGCGCTGCGACGCCGCCGGCATCTCCCGGGAGAAGTACGTCGAGGAGCCGGCATGAAGCTCCGGACGATCACGGACCTGCGCCCGGGCGACATCGGTTTCGGGCCGATCAAGGGCGGCGCCGGACTGCTGGTGGGGATCGGCCAAATGATGCTGCTCGAGGGGTTTCATGTCGGACCGCTGTCGATCCGGCACGTGTTCGTGGTGACCGGCAATCCCGGTGAAGGAACGGTGCAGATCGCCGAGGCAATGCCGGACGGTGCGCGTGCTGTCTGGATGGAGATCGGCGGCAATGGCCTGAACGCGGACCGCTGGACGAACGAGTACGCCTACGTCCGGCTCCCTGAGGACTACCCCGGCCAGGCAGGGGACGCCGCGGCGATCGCACGGGCGATGATCGGCACGCCGTACTCATTCGCGAGCTACGCCGCACTGGCCGCGTGGCGCTTGGGGATCAAGACGCGCCGGCTCGAGGCGTGGATCGATCGGCGCAAGCCGACGATCACCATGGGGTTGCGGAGGTCATCGCAGGCACAGATCGCGCTCCCCGCCGAAGCCATCTGTTCCGTGCTCGCGGATCAGGCCTGGTCGCTGACCGGCAAGAAGATCATGCAGGGGGTGGCGCACCAGTGCGTGACCCCGGGCGCGCTGGCACGCCGGTTGCTGACCTATCCGGGCGCGGAATGGATCTGGCCGGGGATCTCGTGAGTCCGGCCACGTATCTGCTGCTCGCGCTGGCGCTATGCACGTCATTCGGGATCGTGGCGCTCCTGATCCCGCGGGAGCCGCCCGGCGCGGTGATGCCGCCGGCGGACCATCATGGCCGGCATCGGACGGATGACGAGGACGGGGATACCGTCCGGTTGGCCGAGTCGCGGTTGCGGCACATCGAGCGATGATCACAGCAAGCGGCACCTGAGCCCTTCTCCTGCTCAGGTGCCGCTTGCTTTACCCTGCATGGACTTGCTATACTATTTTCATGCAGATGACAAACGCGACCCACCTGAACCTCATCAACCGCATCGACGACAAGACTGGCGCAAGCGTCGGCATGTATCGCAACGTCAATGTGGCGCCGATCGAGTGGGGAAACTTCTTCAAGGTGAGTGACGACAAGATGCCGATGACCGGCGTGTGGTACCGCAACACGGACGCCACATGGTGCCTGGCCAAGGTCGTCAAGATCGGAGATCGTACGGTCGAGCTGGCCACCTCTGTCGGTGACTGGGCCGGCTCGTTCGCCGAGTTCGCCGCAAATTGGGAACTTAACTGATAACCATGACGAGCGGCACCTGAGCCCTTCTCCTGCTCAGGTGCCGCTCTCGCATTCTAGGGGTTGTGCCTGATCTTATGGGCTTGCTATACTGATGTCATGGGATACAGCATCAGTGTCAAGGCCGAGATCGTCTGGCCCGAGCCGGAGGTGTGCTGACATGGCCATCATGATCATGAAAGGTGTCGCCGCACAGGTCGAGTTCACCGTCGACCCGGTGTTCAGAAGCACCATCATCACCTGCGTCGCGCACAGGGACGCGGACAGCTCGCACCTCCCGGGCGGCTGGGAGCAGAAATGCAGCACGCTGGATGAGGCGATCGAGTATGCCGCCAAGCATGCGGACGGGGATCCGTCGTGACCAGGATCAGCCCTCTCGCCGTTGCGGAAGTCCTTGTCCTGATCGAGCTGTTCACCGTTGCCCTCGTTCACATGATCGGAGCTCTGCTATGACCAGGATCGGCAAGTTCTGGACAGGCGCAGTCGCCTACGTCTCCCTCCTGGTCGGCGCAGGCCTGTCCGTGGCCGGCAACCTCGCCGACACCTACCGCACCCGGGGCGCCGACGTCGACGGGCTGGACAAGGTGATGGCCGCAGGCTGGCCAATCCTGGTCCTGCTGGCCATCGAGATGTTCGTGTCGCCACGCTGGTCGCCCGCGCGGATGTTCCAGGTGTGGCGCTGGATCGGCTGCCTGGCCGTCGGCGGGATGGCCATGGTCGTCTCCTGGACACACCTGCACGATCTGATGGCCAGCCGCGGACAGCTCTACGTGGTCACGGTCCTCGGACCGCTGGCCATCGACGGCATGGCCATCATGGCCACCGGCCTGATCCTGTCCACCCGTGTCCGCGGACACATGGCCACGGCCATGCCTTCCCCGGTCATGACCGCCGGCCACTACTACGCCGGGGGGAGTCAGGCCGTGGCCATGGACATGACCGCGGACACGGACAAGTTCGTCCGGGGAATGGCCGCGGCCACTGATGGCCATGACCGCTGGGCCGATCTGGTCACGCCGGACATGCCGGCCATGGACACGCGCCTCATGGACTGGGTGGACGGCCACGAGCGCGCGGCCACGGACATCGGTGAGAGCCTGGCCGCGGAGGCGGAGCGATACATGTGGAACTCGCCCGCGGACACGGACACGCTGCCGCGACGGGTGACCGGCCTCTCATGTCCGCAGGAGTTCACGGACATGGCCGCCGCGTGGGATCCCGGGCAGCTAGCACGCGCGGACATGGTCAAGCTGTCCGCGGCGCACTTCGGCGTGTCCACGCGCACCGTCCGCCGCTGGCTGGCCGCGTGCCTGAACGAGCCGATCTCCGGCCAGCCGCAACAGTGAAGGAAGGGGACATCATGCCGAAAATCTCGGAGTCCCGGAAAGCCACGTGCCGAATCAGGAGCGGGGACCTCGTCGTCTCCATCGTCGGAGACGTCGTGCACCATGCCGTGCAGGGGACCGCGCTGATCCTGGAGTGCAGCGACGGAGCCTGTGTGATCATCAATCTGGCTCCCGGATGGATAGCGTCGATCATCCTGGACGCCTGACCACAGACACAGAACCGCCCCGGACCGCAAGGACAGGTCCGGGGCGGTTCCTTGTGGCCATCTGATGCCTAGCCGGCCCGGGCCAGGACGAACATGTCCAGGTCCTGCCGGTCGTACAGCTTCACGCCGCGCTCGCCCGAACCGACCGGATCAGGAAAGTCCGAACGGCGCTCCCGCCACCTGATCAGTGTAGTCAGTTCCAGCTCCGGGTGATACAGCTCCGTGTACTCCCGCAGCCCGATCCCGCGGGGGGTGGGTGATGCTGAGCTGGGCGTACGCGCGAAACCACCACCACCCCCACCCCCCATCACCATGGCCGGCACATCCGGGATCGGCGCCCCTGAAGTAGCCCATCCGATCAGAGCGGCCACCTCGTTCTTGATATCGCAGAACGGGGCCTGGAACTCCTTCAGCGTGTCGCCCACCACCAGATGCCACCGGCCCGGCCCGCCACGCTGCTTCGGGATCGGCCGGATCTGCGAGGCCAGCATGCGCCACGCGTTCGCGGTCGCCCGGCCCATCACGCGCCCGCCGAACGACTCCCTGCCCTCCGGCCCGCCTGTGCTCCTGGCCGTCACCGACTGGCCGGCCAGCAGGATGTGCACGCGCAACTCGCGGCCCATGTTGGCCAGATTGCCCAGCGCCGTCAGCGCAGGACTCTGCCCCTTGCCCTCGAGCTCGTGCTTCCAATAGTTGCGCAGCCGGTTACTGGCACCGTTCATCTCCTCGAGGATGGCGACCAGCGGGACCAGCGTGCCCGGATCCCCGCCGGACGCCACGAACCGCGCCCGGCGCAGCAGCTCCGCATCCAGCCAGATGAGCCCGTCATGCATCTCCGCGCTCTCCGCGGCGTAGAAGACCCCCGGCACCCGGCGCAGCCACATATGACTGACGAACTTGGCGTCGAACACCAGCACGCCGTAGCCGCGCCGCATGAACTGGCCGGCCAGCCAGGCCAGCAACTCGCTCTTGCCGGCCATCGACTGCGCGTTGATCAGCATGTGCGGACTGTCCAAGGTCAGGTCGAACGTGACCACCTGTCCGCGCGTACCGGCGCCCATGATCAGATCCGTGTCCTTGGCCGCGTCCACGGCGGCCAGCATGTCCGCCATGGCCACCTTGCCGGGCGGCTTGGCCGGCAAGGTGAAACGGCCATAAGGCTTGCGTCCGGTCAGTGTCCACGTGGCCGTGAGCGTGTCCGTGGCTAGCCGTTGCTCGAGCAGCCGCGTGACCGCGGTCATGTCCTCTTTCGTGGCCGGCCACTGCATGGGGACGTGGACACGAATGTCCGCGTCCGGGTTGTCCCGGAAGTCGCGGGGGATGGCCACGTGGACAAGCCCGTGTCCGCCCGGTGTCCGTGGCCGGATCGCATTGTCCAGGACGGTGGCCACCGGCTCGTGGACATGGCGCCGGAACGACCAGGTGACCACGTACTCCACGGCCCGATGTCCGGCCATGGCCATGACCACGGCCAGGTAGGTGATGTCCGGCCACCAGCCGGCCACCGGCCAGGAGGAGGCCAGCATGGTCAGGATGCCCGCGTTGCGCCAGAGCATCGTGCGGACACGGGTGTCCATGCCGCGGTGTCCGGCCACCAGGGCGCGCCAGAGCGGATCAAGAAAGCGGTGCCTGTTCACAGGATTGACACTAGCTTACGTATGACCAGTACGTTGCACGTCGGATAGGATGCCCGGAAAGCGTGCAAGTTGCACGACATGTAGGGATGTGAGCACGTCATGACGTCACGACGGGACATGCGACCGGCGAACTGGAAACGCACGGTCACAAGGTTGCGCCGCTACATGGCGGAGCTGGAGACGTACGGGGTGAAGGTGATCGAGCCGTTCGATTTCGACACCCCGCCCGAGCGACGTATTGCCAATACGTCAAACGTTGGGCACACTGAGCCCACAGCGGTCGGGTTGTGAGTGGCAGAGATCCCCGCGGTCCGGCCGCTGAAATCTCCGGAAAGGGTGCGCTTCGATGATCCTGTTCCGCAAGGCGCGGCGCCGCCGCCCCGGCGTCTACTGGTACCGCACCCGCAAGCATCTGCGCCGCGGCACCGAGATCGGCTACGTCGGCAAGAGCAACCACCTCGAGCTCCGCGCCGACTGCCACGAGGGACGGTGCACCCGGCACCAGGGGTGCGCGGGCGGCAAACCCTGGGCGGATCTGATCGTCCGGCGCCGGCAACTTCTGCTGCCCTGGTGGCTGGGCTGGCAACCGGTCACGCTCTCGCTGGAGACGTTGTTCATCCTGATGTTGCGCCCGCGGTACAACTGGCAGAAAAATCCGCGCCGCGGCAAGGTGCCGGCCCGCATTCAGCTCATGCAGCGTGCGGCCAGAGAGCGCGCCCGGGCCTGGATCGAACCGGCGCCGCTGCCCGCGTCGGGCCGGATCATTCCCTGGCTCGGTGCCGTCATGATCCTGGCCGGCGTGGCCGGCTGGTGGCTCACCCGATAAATGAAAGAACTGTCATGTACGAGATCGAATACAGGACAAAGCGTCCCGCAACCGTCATCGACACGCGCCCGGTGGAAACCATGACGGCGCCCTACCATGCAAAAGCGGATCTCGTCGCTGCAGTGACTCGCGGAGCTCGCCGCGGCGAGATCCGACCACTGACCGCACGGCCCCGCTACAACGACCAGACCGGCCGGTGGGAGCAGCAGGTCACCCGGCTGCGCCCGGAGAACCCCGCCTGGATCCGGCCCACCATGATCCTGGGCGCCGCACTGCTGGTCGTCGCCCTGCTGGCCGGCCTGCTCTGGTGGGTGCTGTCCACGCTGACCGCGGCGTCGCTGGGCCTGTTCCTCATCGCCGCGCTGGTCGTCCTGGCCGGCATCGCCCGGGCCGGCAAGCAGCAGACCGTCAGTATCGTGGTGAATCAGCGATGATCAGCCATGAGGCCGCCGAGATCGTGGCACGTCGCAGGCGAGCCATGCGGCTGACCGAATGGGGATGGACCGCGCGGCAGATCGCCTACGATCTCGGTGTCGATCAGCGCACCGTGCAGCGCTACCAGCACGCGGAGCGCCGTGGCATCCCGACAGGATGGCCGCCCCGATAGCCGACTCGGAAGGTCAGCAAAAACCCCCGGACTCCTGTAGGAGAGCCGGGGGTTTCTGTTGCAGTCGACAAGCACGCCGATGCTACCGGTTGCGCTTCAGCCATGCGGCCAGCAGACCGACGACGGCGCTCACGCCGGTCACCGCGGTCGCGGCCCACCAGCCGGACCACTGCGACGTGTCCAGGTTGGTCAGCCAGCCGAGCAGGCCGGTGGCGGCAACGGTCAGCACGAACTGCACGGCGATGCCGGTTTTGCTCTCCTTGGCCAGGCTCCGGGATCCGTCGCCCGCGGCGCCCGCATTGATCGGATTGGGCATGATCACTCCTTGTAGCATCGATACAGCATGCCAAGATCATGCCATGCCTCTGCCGCATCCTGGCCGGCCTGCGTGCCGTCATCGCGCAGTTTCTTCTCCTGTTTGACGATCACATCGCACAGTTTGCCCAGGTTCGCCTGGACTGCGGCCAGCTGAGCGCGTCGATCGGCATCGATCGTGCGCCGGGTCAGTGCGGTGGCCAGCACGGCGGTCAGCACGATGTTGGCCACCATCAGGCCGACCATCAGTAGCGGGTACCAGCGCCGAATCAATCGACGTTCGGTCATGACTCAGGAGCCTAGGGCGCGCCAGGCGACGACTGCGAGGACTCCGGCTGTTGAGGCTGCGATCCGGATTTTTCCGTAGTGACGCCATAGCGTGCCTGCCAGATCTGCATGACCCCAGGCACGCCGATCAGCGCGGCGGCTGCCCAGATGATCGTTTCGTTGACCTGGGCCGGCGGGTCGAAGAACACGCCGGCCTGCTTGAACATCAGAATCCAGCCGCCGATCCACGCCGCCGCGTCGCGGATGAGGGTGGGAAGTCCAGGCCGCATGATCACTCATGATCCGCCCTACGATTGAAGCGACAAGTATCCACGCGGCCAGATCAAGCAGGATCCTCCGCAGCGTCCACCATGGCCTGCCCCTGCTTGGCAAGGATTTCGTTGGCGATCTGCGTGGCCAGGTCCGCGGGCAGGGCCGCGATGAAGATATCGGCGATCTCCTCGACGCTGGCGGAGTCGGCCAGCCCGGCCAGCACGCCCTGGACGATCGCGGCCTCATCGGTGAAGTCCTTGCCGGCCAGCTCAGCAAGATCCTTCTTGACCAGCATGATCTGCGTGGCGAGGTCCCCGAGCAGGCGGTAACCCTGGGTCTTCCCGCCGGAGATCGGGTTGGGCATGTACTGGTTGTCCCAGACGGCCACACCCGTGTTGTTGCCGTACCAGGACACGCCCTCCGGACTGTCCCCCTGCCGGTACTTCGCGTCATAATCCTTGTTGCCCTGAACCACATCTGCGCTGCTCACGTCGTCTCCCTCGTCTTCGACCATGGCCAGGAACTGCGACCATGGGAAATTCGATCCCGGATCAGTGTGCGTCCCGTTGTCCTCGGGGAACGCGTAGGTGATGTCCGCGTGCCCACAGAAGCCCTTGTTGCCCGCGGACACCTGCGCAGGGGACAGTTTCTTGATCGGGATGCCCCACTTCTTCGCATCCCGGGCAGCTTGCTTCGCGGCACGGCGCAGCACGGCCTGATGGTAGGAGTCGTTCCAGGTGTCAGCCGCGTCCGCGCACAACTCGTGCTGGATACCGCGCTTGTTGCCCTGCGTCCGGGCGGCGTGCGCCTGGTCCTCCGTGCGCACACACTGCACCGTCGAATCGGAGTCATGGAAGTAATGCGTGCTGGTGCCGTCGGTGCGCTCCTGGTCGTAGCTCGCGCCGTCCTCCGCCGACTGAGCGTGCTCCGACCCCTCGGTGGCGTGGATGACCACCAACTGAACTTGGGTCCGGTTGGCGTCGGTCCAACTCTTCGGGGGCATCCATTGGAGGTCCGGGTACTCCGGTGACATGGCCATACTGCATCCTCCTACGCGTACCGAGTCAGGATGATGCGGCTTGCGGAGATCATCGTTACCGCATCGGCGGACGAGGTCACCTGGCCGAACTTCACCTGGAAGGTGCCGGACGTCGAACCGACGACCAGATCCCCCCGCGTGTAGATCGATCGCGGGCTCGCGTCACCACCACGAGAGCTGTCACCTGTCGACTGCACTGTCGTATCGATGGTGTCGGCCGTGGCTGCGGTTGTCGTCGGCGCGCCCCAGTCCGTGCGCGTGAACGTCGCGCCCGCCGGATACGAGTAGTTCAGCCGCAGATCGGGGGTGCTGCTGGCCGCGGAGTACCGGAACCATCCGTCCACGAAATAGGAGGCGTTGGCCTCCACCGACACGAACAGCTCGTCATCGTTCTGGGTGGTGGCGCTCGAGGTGGGCGCCGCCTCACTGGCAGCCTTGCGTGCGTACCGCGGCAGCATGGAGGCCAGCAAGTCAGCTGTGACCAGGGTGCCCACCAGCAGATTCGCACTCGGGTAGATAACTCCGGTGGTCATCCCTTGTCCCTTCCGAGGTAGAAAGCGTCACGCACCTGGATCTCGGCGCCGGACGCGTGCGAGAGCACCTGCCCGTTCACGGATCTTGTCACGGACGAGAACGTCTGAGGTGACGACGATCCGGAGATCGACCCCACCGAGATCTCCTCCCCGCCCACCATGCACTCCATGGGGAACGTCGGCGCCGACGATCCGGTCACCCACAACGGCCCGGACGCGGTGGCCACCGAGAAAGAATTGTCAGTGGTGTTGATCGACCCGGACAGCGTCGAGCTCGTGCCGGCCAGTCGCGCCCGGGCGAGCGTGGACGCGGACAGGTCGTTCAGGTAGCGGTACGGGCCGTACGGCTCGGTGTTCCAGGTGATCGGGTGCGCCCGATTCTGCAAGCTCTCCGCATAGCCAAGAACCAGCATCTCCACGTCGTCCGGCGGCATCTGCGCAGGCAAGTTGGTCAGCCGGAGCGCGTCCCCGAGATCCAGATCCAGCAGATCGGCATCGAGCAGGGCGCTACTGGTGAACACGGACCGGGCGCGCTCGATCGACACGTTCGGATAGCGGACCTCGTCCCACGTTCCGTGGAACACCTCCTCCTGCGCGAGCACGGGCAACCGGTCGTCATCCTCGGCGATCCGTGTTATCGGTCCCGGATCGTAGGTGCCGATCCCGTCCGGATCTTCCGCCGGCTCGCTCGTGTTCAGCTTCCCCGTGGTCTTGACCTGCCGCGCGGACCCGCCGGTGGCGTTGGTCACCGTCACATCGTTGCGGGCGAAGAACAGATCATCACGGGGGATGAACGGCGGGGACAGGTGCTTCTGGCCGTAGTCCAGTTCCACGCAGTCCCGCAGGATCAGGGAATTGTGCAGCCGCAGCGTGAGCCCGAATTTGTCCCGTGGGCCGTAGAGCAACCCGCGGTCGAGGGTGGCGCATTCGGTGATCAGCGCCATGAACGCCTGGGCGGTCTGCGGGCCCATCGTCTCGCCCACGTCCGGCTCGAGGTCGGAGTACCAGACCCGGCCGATGATCCAGTACGGGACGGACTCCTCCCGACACAGCCGCCCGAACCGGATCTCCGGCCGCTCCCCCACGTACGCGTTGGTGCTGCCGATGAACGCGGAGCCTTCCCAGTCCACGTCCTCACGCATGACGGCCACCTGCGCGATCCACCAGCCGGACTTGTTCGTCGCCGGCGGCGCGTACCACGTTTTCGACGCGCCGCCCTGCGGGCGTCCGATCGTGCCGGCGTAGCTGCCGGACACGCCGAACAAAGTGGCCGCGCCGATCGGGTACCACGCCCATTCGTAATCGACGTTGGCGCCGTTCTGGGTGAGCATCAGCCGCATGGCCAGCGGCTGATTCGGCTCCCCGCCCGTGCCGAAGCCCGCCGTGGTGGACAGCAGTGACGTGCCGGACCCGTCGGTGATGTTCAGTTTGTACGTGGCCGTGCCGACGGTGAAGTTGACCTGATAGGTGTTGCCGCCGATCAGGTAGTAGGAGATCAGGTTGACGTCGGCAGCCGGCACGGTCGGCGCCCGGAAGTACAGCAGCAGCGTGACCACGCCGGTGGCGGAGGTGCCGGCCGGGTAGACGCCTCCGCCGCTGGCCTTGCCCGAGTCGGACGACCAGGTGAGCACGCCGGTGGTGCCGGGGAACTCGTCGTCGGTGGAGAAGACGCAGTTGCTCATGGTGCCGAACGTGCCGACGGCAGGGGACGGGACGGTGGCTTGGCTGCCGTTCTCCATCGGCCAATAGCCGTCCATGGTTCCGGACGTGCCGGAGCCGGTGGTGGTGAAGCGGATCAGGTTCCGGTAGACCGCGGACCGCAGCGACTTCGATCCCTGCTGCTTGCGGCTGATCAGGTCGAACGCCTGGGCGCGCCCGAAGATGTCCCGTCCCGATACGTCCCATTCTTGGGGGAAGGATGGCAGCTCTCCCCAGAAACGGTAATTCTGTTTGGTGATCTCCGCGCTGGCAGCCAGCGCCCACGTGTTCGCCGTGCTGAGCCCGTCCGACCATGAGGTGGTCCCCGCGGCCTGGCTGGTGGCGTCCATGTCGGCCACCAGCGTCCCGGCGATGCCGTTGTACACCTGCGCCCGGTAGACGCGCCCGCAGAACGGATTGACCACGTGCGGGTCGGCGAAGAACACGCCGCGCCCCTGGGTTCCGGTCGATGCCGTGCTCAGGTGGATGGTGCCGACATGCAGATCCGCAGTGCTCGCGTAGATCGACGTGGTGCCGGCCGTAGTCACCGCGCTGCCCAGCGCCGTCCAGGAGCCTGCGATGGTGTCGGAGGTGTAGAAGGTCGCCGTCCAGCCGGCGGCGCCGTTGTTCACGTCCAGGGTGACCCGCAGCGCCTGCCGCCGCAACGCGCTGACCACCGCGGTCGAGGTGGCTTCCAGCACGGTCGCCAGCGTCCCGTCGGTGGACCACCGGAAGTGCAAGTAGCCTTCCCTGTCCAGCCAGAACAGCCACGACCGGTTGTTCGTTCCTGTGTTGTACTTGCTGACCAGCGCCATCCCGTGGCCGCCGCGCCAGTCGTCCGGGCGGCAGTCGACCCGAACGTCGATGTCGCCGGTCACGTCCAGGACAGCCTTGTCCGCGGTCGAGGCCCGGGCGCCGTCATAGGTGCCGGTGGTGTCGGAGTAGTCGGCCAGGAACAGCCACGCCGTGCTTTCGGTGATCGAGGCCCGGTACTGGGTGTTCCGGCCGATCAGCCCGTAGTTGGCCGACGACGGGGACCGGTTGGAGAAGAAGTAGTCCCGGTTGTTCAGGGTGAACGCGCTGCTGCCCGGAGAGATCGAGGTGCGGGTCTGCTCGCCGGAGTAGCCGCGGGTGATGTCCACGTTGTCGCTGTTGCGGGTACGGGTGGTGATGTCCGTCCATGTCCCGTCGATCAGCATCTCCTGCTTGATCGGCAGCACGCTCTGCGGGAAGGCCACGGCTCAGCTCCCGTATGCGGCTTGCACGCTGCCGCCATGACTGTTGCGGATGAACGAGCGCATCGGATCGGCCAGCACCCGGGCCAGCAACTTGCCGTCCACCAGCAGGTTGATGACGGTGACGCCGCCCCCGCCTCCACCGGACATGCCGGCCATCCGCAGCGAGTCCGCGTTGGAGTACACGCTCGAGCCCGGCGCCAGGTCGGCCAGCTCCGGGCCCTGCTCGCCGACCAGGGTCAGGCCGTTACGGGATCCGCCGCTGGCCGCGGTCCCCACGACGCCACCGTGCGCGTGGCCGGCGGCGCCGATGCCTCGCAGTTGCCGGGTGATCGAGCCGACTGTCTGGCCGACCCCGTTGAAGATCGTGCGGAGATGGATGTCGATGTACTTGTGGTCCGGGACCTCGCTCAGTTTCTTGATCACGTTGGCTGAGAACTTGTCGAAATCCGCCGACGCTTTCTTCAGCTTCGGGCCCAGGCCCGGGATCCAGCCGAACGCGTCGGCGAGGGATCGGATGGTCACCCCCACGAAATTGAGGATGGTGGCGGTCAGGGCCACGAACAGGCCGCGCACCACTTTGTACATGTCCAGGAAGGTGGCGACCAGGAAGGAGACCGCCCGGATCGTGAACTCGATGGCGTGCAGGAAGTCGTTGAAGAACATGTCGGCTTCATCGGCATGGTTACTGATGGTGTTGAACAGATCACCCAGCGCGTCACCGATCCCGGGCAGCCGATCGGCCAGCGTCTCGATCAGCGGCCCGCCGGCCTCCATGCCCGTGATGACCGAGGGCAGTACGTTCTGCAGGAAGCCGATGATGCCGTTGCCCAGCTTGTCGGCCACCGGACCCAGCGCCTTGCCCAGCTGGTCGACCAGCGGGGTGATCTGCCGGATCAGGCCGACCACGCCGCCTCCTCCGCCGTTGCCGGGCGCAAGGAAGTTCTCCAGCGGGCCCTTGAAGTTCTCCGAGAACGAATCGAACAGGCCATGCATGGGCTCGTTCTTCTTGTCCTTGGGCGTCTTGGCCGTGCTGAAGCCCAGCGCCTCCTTGACCGAGTCGAACGCCTTGGAGATCCGCGGGTCTTTCATCGCGCCCAGGATGCCGACGGCGATCGCGCCGCCGGACAGCGTGGTGAGCACTGCGGCGCCGATCGCGCCGCCCAGTGCGGGAGCCAGCACGCTCGCGCCCAGCGCGACCAGCGAGCCTTTGAGAATGGTGGACAGGAAGTCGCCGGAGAACACCGATGTGATCCCGGTGGAGATGCCGCCTTCGAACCATCCGGAGATCTTGTCCTGCATGTTGCCGCCGAACGCGGCGAGACGTTCGGTCAGCGTCTTCTGATCGACATCCACCTCGACGTGGACCGTCTCCTTGCCACCGTTGGCGGACAGGAAACGGCCGCGGGAGTCGCGCAGGCGTTCCGACACATCGACCTTGATCCGTTCGGTGATGCGCTCCGACACGCGCTTGCCGATCGTCTCGCCGATCGTGTCGCCCGCGCGGGAGAACCCGCCACCGCTGCCGGCCGACGCGTCCGCCTCGCGCTGCAATCGTTCGGTGACGTGCTTGTTGATGTCGATGGCGATCGTGTCACCAAGATCGCGGGCGTCGGCGCGGACCCGGTCGAAGACAGCCTTGGTGTCGTTGACCGCCTTGACATGGATGATGATCTCATTCGGCATCGGGTTCCGGCCTCCTTCCGCGTCTCACGATTTCCAGGGTCCGAACGGTCGAGGCGTCCATGTCCTCGATCTCCTCGGGCAGCTTGTGCCACCGGTCGGCCAGGGCGAGGGTCAGTTCCGCCCGAGCGAGCTCGTCCGGTTTGCTCAGAGTGCTTCCATCGGGAAGTCGGGCGGGTCCGACATCGGCCCAGAGGTCGAGGCTTTTCCCAGGCTCGTGGACACCGTTGTCATGGCGTCCATCCAGGCCAGGATCGCCGACGTGGCCAGATCGACCTCCTGGTCGAGGAGACCTTCCAGGCTGATCGGCACGTCCTGGCCGTCCTCTGTTTGCAAGTTCCAGGACATGAGCTGTTCGGCAAACGTGGCTACGAGATCGCGTACCGCGGCCAGGCCGGCCCCGGCGCGCAATCGGTCCATCTGGTCACCCAGGTCGAGCATGGCGCCGAACGAGATGGACCGCGCCTTGATCTCCAGTCCTTCGAACTCGCCGGAGAACCGGAGATCAAGGATCTTGCGCTGCGCCCTGTATCCCATGCTCACGACCACGTAGGAACGGTGCCATCGGCCAGCACGCCCGGCGCCGTCCAGGTGAGCTCGCCCGACTGGGCGCGAGTGAGCTGATAGTCGGTGAACAGCATCTCCATGGCCAGCGTCTGGCCGGACACGCCGAGACTGACCGTGCGCGCCACGCTGGTGGACGGGACCGTCTTGAACACCACGTGGCTCTTGCTGGCCGCATCGTTGAACACGCCCTGCGGGTTGACCGTGCCGTCGGCCAGCAGCAGGAGCCGCTCGAAGGCGCTCTTGTCCAGGCCGGTCACGTCCTGCACGGCCCGCGGCGTGGTGACCGCAAGCTGGGTGGTGTCGTTCTTGATGTCACAGACGCTGCCCGCGGAGTCGTCCACGCTGAACGTGGACCACCCCAGGCCGTTTTCCTTGGCCATCTCTTAACCTTCTTTCACGATGTTCGGGTTGTCCGCGGTCACGATGGGCAGATGCTCCGGCGTCGCCTGGTCGAGCCCGGTCGTCTCGGCCTGAGCCGGCTCGTCGTCGAAGTGCATGAGAACTTCGATGGCCGTCGGACCGTGCACGTCCCGGACCAGCCGGTAAGTCCTCACATACCGATGATCAACGCCGACCTTATCGAAGAATCGTTGGACCAGCCGATCCAGTTCCGAGTCGGGCCATGGCACATACTGCTTACCCATCCGCCTCTGCACCTCTCTGCCAGTCCTCGTGCTTGCGCTCGAGGTGCTCGCCGAAGTCGTCGCGCCAGTCCTCCGCCTTGCTGAACAGACGCGAGACGCTGTCCGGATTGCCGCGGTGATCACCGTGCCGCATGAGCATGATCGGCTCACGTTCGAGCGGAAGCCGATGCCGGCCCGATCGGGCGCATAGCTGACCGGCCGGGAACAGGAACGTGACCTGATGCGGGCCGGTCACGCTCTCGGTGAAGCGCAGGCCGGACATGTGCCGGATCCACGCCGCGGCGTTCTGTCCGTCCTGGCCGGACAGGTCGAGCACGGACTTCCAGCCGCGCAGGTATCGCGGGCACTCGACCTCCGCGCAGGTGGCGCGGCGCCAATGCGTAGTGAGCGGACGCCTGATCATGTACGTCTTGTACATCTGCGGCGGCATGGGCATCGGCGCCCGGTTCGGCTGGATCAGCATCAGAAGACCGTCGCAGTCGCATTGCGTACGGCCAGCACGGCGAACGTGGCCGTGGAGAACGTGCCGGACGAGACAGCGCGTAGGTAGCGGCGCACGGTGCCGGTGACCGCGATGCGCTGACCGCTGACCGTGCCGGCGGCCACCGCGGTGAACGCGGCGCCGGACAGGTCCGCCCAGGAGCTGTTGTCCGCGCTGTCCTGGATCTTCACGGTGACACTCGTGCCGGCCACGGTGTTCGCGGCCAGGTAGAACTGCGCGCCGTTGCTACTGGACGCGGTCCCGTCCAGGCTCGATCCGTTGGTAGCCGACGTGTCGGTGCGCATCCACGCGGTGAGCTGGTCTCCCCATTCCAGGCCGTACCCGTCGGACTGGACGGTGGTGGTGAAGGCGAGCACGCCGGCACTGTCGCGGTTGAGGTTGTAGTCCACCTGGACGGACAGGCATGCCGCGCCGGGCGAGCCGATGGACGATCCGCGCCCGTACAGCGTCACGATGTCGGTGCGTGGCAGCGCGGACAGCACGGGGTGGGAACGGCCCGCCGCCTTGTTGAACCACGATGCAAATTGCATCCCGCCGTTGCGTTCCCCGCCGAGCCGCTCGAAACCGCTCTCCGTGATGTCGGTGACGTCCGACGCCGCGGGCCCGCCGTTGATCTGCTGGAGTGAGCCGATGTCTCCGCCGATGTCGTATCCGCCGACGGAGAAGCGGTCACCGAGGCCGGTCTGTTTTGCCATCTATGCCACCTGTGTCCACATGTCAGCGATGATCATCGGAATGGTGATGGTCATGATCCGGTACATGCCGGAGCCCTGGCCGCCGATCTGCACGTAGCCGGCCTCCCCGCGCAGCGTCTCCCCGCCGATCCCGAGAAGATCGATCGACGTGACCAGACCGGCCAGCGTGAACTCCCCCGTGTAGGAGTCGATCAGCTCACTGGCCGCGGCCAGCATCCGCGGATCGATCTGGTCCGCCTCATCCGGGGCCAGCCGCATCACGTTGTCGTAGATCCGGGCCTGCATGACCAGATAGCCCGTGGTCACCGACAGGCCGGACTCCGCGGACAGCGAGGAGAGCGCCTGCGCCCAGATCGAGCACGTCATGCCGTTGGCCGGCGGCGTGGTCGGCTCGGCCGAATTGACCTTGTCGAACCGGCCGATCAACTGCGCGTGCGACACCAGCGCATCGGTGATCCGCTGCATGAGAACGGACTGATCGGTCATGCGTTCATCGCCTCGCACATCTCCACGATCACCGGCAGGGCCAATTGCTTGGCCCGATCCTGCATGGCACGCGTGGTTTTCCGCATGATCGAGTAGCCCTTGAACCGGGTGTGCGGGAAGTTGCGGGAGCCGACGCCATCCAGCCATGGTCCGTAGACCACGCCCGAATCGTGGATGACGTGCTGGCTGCCCATGTCCTGATTGACGATGTGCCGCCCGTAATATCCGGTCGGCCGCTTGAA